TATTGTAACCCTTTGCCCCGTTATAAGGAAAACCGTATTGATACTTAATTCCATTAAGTGCTGCAGTATCACCAGTAGCACCAGTAAAGCTGAAGTAATCAGTCTGAGTGTCTCCTACCGTAGTAAGGCTAGTTCCAGATGTGCTAAGGCTACGCAAGCTATACGCAGCAGCAGGGGTTCCAATGCTAGTCCCTCCCTCTGGAACTGGTATGCGCCCATCTTCGGTCTCAATGCCGATGTCCAAAGGTGGAACAGTCTGGGAGTTCACCCAGTTCACCATCTCCCCTAGTTCAATCTGCTCTGCCGTGAAGTCCTTCTCGTCGTTGTCGCTTGCTCTACGCACACGAACAACTGAATCCCCGTTACCATTCAAGGCACGGAGACTATATGCAGCAGCAGCCCCTCCATATTCAGCGAGGAGACGATCCCCCAACCTGTCGGTCAAGGGCTGGCGATCCATGGAACCCTTCAGGGAGATGTGCATACTAAATCTTGTGGAGTGCTACTAGGCCTGCGGAAAGTGTTACTGATGTAAACTTACCATAGATTACTGTCCCTGCTGAGAAGCTTGTCTGGAGCTTGGCAATGTTACCGATGGACTCACCAGCAACTGCACTGATGGTTGCGTCCTTCAGGAACTGTATAGCACCAAAGTTACCAGCAGTTGCACCAGCAGCAGCATCAATAATAATCGACCCAACGGACGAGAACTCTAAAGCATTATTTCGTGATTTTGACATAATTTTATTTTACCTTGCTTGTCTATTAATATAAGTTGAGAAACGCTTGAGGGCAGTGTTGTTGTTCATCATGTTGTCCACCTTCTCAAGCTCCATGGCTATGTAGCTTTGTGCTACCTGCTCCTCAGTTAAAGCCTTATCATGCTGCCCATCCATCCGAAGGAAGTCGGCATATGCGGCGTGTGCCATAAATGCAAACCATTCACCAGGGATGTTTGTGCTGCTGGCTGTAAACTGCCCCAACTCTTTCTTGTATGTAACAAAGGCAGAGCTTGCGTCAGCCGTAGTTAGGTTGAGGATGTGTGCGCCATTGCTGTCTACGTAGAAGTCAAACTCCAATGCAGACTGGCGAAGGAATGGCTGAGTTCTGTGAATGCGAATCCATTCACTTATCGTATTTTTCCCTGCCTCAGCATAGGGAATTGTGGAAGCTGGGCTGGAGCTAATTGTGCGCTCTTCTCCAACTACCAAGTAACGTGGCCAGCTTTGGCTCATGTTATACGCTTCGCTTGCTCTACGGTTTACGAAGCTTAGGATTGATGTCTGTTCTTCCGCAGTAAAGCTACCAACTCCAGCTAGGGAGCGTATGAGAGTCAACAAATCACTGTATGTGCGTTCTTGCATTAAAGTTTATTGGGTGCCAATTCTGGCATCTTCTTTTGGAAGTATTTAATAAATTCCTTGCTGTGAACTTCCTTGTGTCCGTATTTCTGTGTCAAACGGAAGAAGTCACGAGCTGGCATACTGGCCACTGGGCGGCCAAGGGTGGGGTGTTCTTTACCCCGAAATTGTTTAGCTTCTTGCGAAACTGCTTTGATTCGATCCTTCTCCTGCTCCCGTTCCATCTTGAAGCCAGTTTGGATCTCTTGCATGAATGCTCGGTCAATCTCTCCGTCCGAGTATCGTGGTAGCTTTGTAATAATTTCCATAAAAGAAAGGTTGGGGAGGAGCCACACTCGGCGACTCCCCCCAACCAGATCAATTAACTCAGGTTACGTCTTGGATGAGACCGTGCGCTTGTGGGTGATAAACACCAAGCGTAAGGGCGCAGTCAACATAACCGCGCTCACCACCACCTTGGTTGGGCAGACGAGTGCTACCAAGGGCGATGAGTTCGTGGATGCCAGCATACTCAGGGTTAATAAGGTAACCGCTGGAGTTGGCTGTGCTGCCACCGAAGTTAGGCATGCAAGATGGGTTACCGTTCACGATGGAAACCATTCCGTGATCGGACTCATACATGTCTACGCGAAGGGTGATTTGACCCGAACCGCCATCGAAGTTTACGTTACGAACGCTGTTGTCGCTGGAACCAGAGGTGCGAGCGAAGTCAGCAATTACGCGACGAAGACCAGTGTCAGCAATCAGCATGAGGTCATTGGTAGAACCAGTTTGCTCAAAGATGCTTGTGATGATGTCGTTGAGGGCTTCTTCACCGAACTCAGTTGCAGCAGCTTCAGCAGCCGTGTAGATGCTTGCAGCAGGAGTGCGGAAACCAGCAGGGACATCCGAAGGACCAGCAGAGTCAAGCCAGTCACCAAGACCACGCAGAGCGTAGGCAGTGGTCGAACCATCTTCTACTGCACGATCATTAGCAGAAGCAAGAGTTGCTTCGATGTCGCGCTTGAGTTCACGGATGCTCTTAGCTTCGGCTTGTGCAATCTTGGCAGGGCCAACACTGTCAACAGCTTCTTGCAAGTCAGAAACTTGGAAGTCGCGGCGGAACTTTTGAACGTAGTTGCCTAGACGAGCACGACCAGCGAACTTGTCAGTGAATGTGCCGACGTCAGCACCTTCGCGGATACCTGCAGTCAGGGGATCAGCGAGGCTGTCAACAGTCCACTCAACGAAAGTTGCGTTGGCTTTTTGCTTGTTAAGCGAGGAAAGGATCGGAGTTTCTTCAGGAGCGAGGATGGACAAAACATCTGTCAAGTCCTCACGATTGGAAACACCCGAACCCGGATTAGTGGTATCATATGTATTTGAGAATGCCATTGTATTATTGGGTTATCGATTTTGCATTTGTAAGGTTCTGAGAGTTACGAAATCACTCTTGTTGCCTGATGCGCTGAATCGTTGCCTGATGTCTTTTAACTTCTTGACCTGTGGACTAGCCTTACGCTCGGCTTGTGCTCCAGCACCCGTAGGTTGCTTGGGAGGATTAAGGCGTGCGCTCTTGGCTGGCTCTTTGATTTCTCTACGACCATAGATACTGTTAGCAGCGTGAGCCATGATGTAGGGGAGTTGTGCCGACAAATCTGGCGGCAGGGCTTCTTCTAGCTTAGAGAAGCGTGGGTCTCCTATCATAGCCTCGTATTGCTTACGAGTGTCATTGTCTTCTCCTTGCATCCAGTTAAGTTCCTCGGTTGCTTTTGCAGTAAAAGCTTCCTTGAGTTGCTTACCTTGTTGCTTGGATTGAAGGGTCTTGAGTTGTGCAGGGAGGAACTTGTCGCGGCTCTTACGCGCATTGAGCAAGCTCTTGCGCACGTCTGCCTTGGTTAGTTCCTGACCTTCCACTTCCGTGACGACATCTTCTGGGCCATACCCGTCAGCATTAAACAGGACATCTTCAGCCCATTCAATGATACCATTTACTTCGTCCGCTTTGGATTGAATACCTTCCAAGGAATCAATGTTTCCATATGGGTTATTCTTTACCTCTTGCGTCCCTTTCAGTGGGTCATTGTCGGCTTCTGCTAGGCTGGCTCGTAGTTTGGCTAACTCCTCTTCAGCAGCTTTACGCTGTGCAGTGAGTTTACCAAAGCGTTCGACAGCTTTGCTTCCTAGTTTTTTGCCTAGTTCGCGTAAGTCCGCTTCGGACATTTCGTCAAGGTCAATCTGTGAAAGAACATCTTCGGAGGATTCTGATTCTTCTGTCTCTTCCGCAGAACTCTCATCTACGTCTTCAACAACTTCTTCAACTTCTTCCTCTGATTCAACTGATGGTTCTTCGGGGGAGACTTCCTCTGGGGCTGCCTCTGGAGAACCACCTAAGCGTCGAGCGGCTAACTCGGACACTGATATATTTGCTGCCACCGAACTTGGTTCCGACTCGGCGTTATCGGTTGAGTGATTATCTGTCATGTTATTTGTCCATCCGTTTACGCTGGATGATTGCGATAAATTTATAATAACACGCTATACAAGAGCTTCTTGGTGGCGCATACGTAACGCCTCCCAGTTCACCATCTTGAGGATGTCGTCATAAGCTACGATGCGGCCAGCAAGCTGTTGTATATGCTCTGTGCTAGCGGCTCCTATATCACTGATTGCTTCTTCTCGTGCAGCCTCGATAGACTGAATGAAGCGTGCAAATGTCTCGTGATTACTGAGGGCTTTAATGTCGTCTTCCATATGTTATTTGTTAAATAGTGATACTGTCCGTGGGCCTCTTGTTTTCACCTGCTTAAACCAATCAGAGTCTTGCGCTTCTACAGCAGCAGTTCTGTAATCGTCTTTTTGCAGGGCTTCCTTCATCTTCTCAAACTCATTTAGTTTGGTTAATCCAAGGTTAAAGCTCATATCCGTTAAGGCCATCTTCACACCCTCTGGGCGTTTATCGAACTTTGGATCAAACTTGCG